CCTTGTCTTATGTAAGTATTAAAAAATGTTTTAAGTTGAACACCAAGAGATAAAGGACCAGTATCTTTTTTTAGTTTATCAATAAATGCGCCTGCCTTATAAGCAGACCCTTCTGCCATTCTAATAATATTATCAAATGCTTTTTCTTCAGTAGAATTAAAACCAGGATCCTCTGATTGTTTATATGTAGCGTCATCAAAGAATACATTTTTATTCTTTTTTAAACTTCTAGTGCTAGCACCAAAAGTTGCTTTTAGAGACTTCATTGTATTGCCTGAATATGATGTATGAAATATAATACCGAGTTGCGCTTTGTTAATATTGTTATATAGAGAACTGCCAAACAATCCTGTTTTAACAACAGGCACAGCATATGTAATAGTGTTAGGTGTAAATACGATTGACTTTTGACCTGCGACTGTAGCAGTCTTTTTATCACCACTTGTAAATAGTAAGTCGCCTTGTAAAATTCCTGATATACCTAGAGATGGTAAAAGTTTTAAACAAATCTTTAGTTTGTTTGCAAGTTCACCACCATGATTTCTACTAATATCAGCATTTGTGTAGTTTATTTTAGGAGTAACATTAAAGATAGATTTAGTGCCAACAAAGAACTTTTTGTTTTCTGGATTGATACCACAGAAGACTGCCGGCGCCCCGTCCCATTTTACTGAAACTGTGGATCCACCTGACCCTCCCTGTAACATTTGTTTGATAGACTTCAGAAATTCAATGGCTGTTTTAGCACCTTTACTACCATTGTTAATTATTTCGTCTTCTAAATGCTCAAGATGTGTATTCTTATCTTCTACAAGATAATCTTGAAATTTCTGCATTATGCACTTTCTCCATTAATGTATATATTATAACACAACTATTTATAAAAATCTAGCTGTTTGTTTACTTGTACCCTCTGTATAGTAGTTTTAACCCCAAGTAAGCTCCTAATTTACCTTTTTGTTTTGCTTCTCTATATTCACTATCGCTTCTAATAGTCATTAACAAAGTGAGTTTTTCTCTACCAGCAAACACATCTATAAACCACTCTTGAACTGAAGCATTGTTTAAGTATGCCCTAACTTTGTTAATCTTTGGATATAATTTTGCTAATTTATCGCCTTGTTCGTCAGCTCTAATTCCTATTGCTTTTACTAAAGTCAAAGGTACTTCGTCTGAACTACCTGGTGTTTGTAATCTAAACTCTTGACCTATCCATTTTTTTGTAGCATCTAAATCTTTGTTGATTAAATCACACATATGTTGACGACAAACTTTATTTTGTATTTGATATAACTCATCAAACTTTTTTTCGTTTCTTTTGAATTGTCTTAAAGCAGCATTGACAACTTCAGGATTTGGTTTTTGATTTTTACCACCTATATCAATCCAATTATTTTGATTAACAGATTTGGGTATACCTGGTAGTTTAGAATAACATTGTTTCCACAATTTTTCTTTTAACTTTTTTTCAGATTGCGAATCTGACTTTACCCACATATCTTTTTTTATTGTAGTACGAACATAACTGTTCATCTTAGGTTCTGCTGATTTAGCAGTTCCTGCTTTTAAACTTATACCTGAGATTTTAGGAGAACCTGTTTTAAAAATTATGAAGATATCACCTGCGTGATTACCAGGAACGCCTTGAGGTTTTGCTCTGTATCCCCATATTACTTTATCTATAGGCCTAGTTTTGTTAAGTTCGTAAAGATATTTTAATATGCCAACTGCATTACTTAATTTTTCTTGACGCATATCAGGTCTAATTCTAAAGATGTCCTGAATAAAAGTATATGCTGAGTTTACATCGCCATTATCTACAAATGCTTTTCTACTTGGACCACCATTTAGAGCTTTGTTTTCTGCTAAACTGACGATATAATCGCTCATATCTTCAGGTCTATTAATTAACTTTTTATTATTAAACGCTAAAGCGGGAAATAATTCAGTAATAGTAGAGTTTATAGTGGTTTGTTTACCGCCTGTTAAAAATTGTTCTGCCATACTATTATTTATATAACAGTATGACTTTTTTGTCAAGCGTTAAAAAAAGATAATTTAACGAAGATTGCCGTCTCATAACCGCCCGCTAGGCGGTGTTAAGAGGTGTTCGTGTATGATAGTACCCCCCTAATTTTAGTTAGGAAGTGCTTTGCCTTTGAATACTACTAATACATTTTCTTTATCGTTATCAACAGACCTTAACGTATAAGGTATTCTTGAGTCAAAGACTATGACTCGACCTTGTCTTGGCCAACATGATTTCACAATGTTTACAATTGGGTCACCATTGAGACCATAGGGTGTATTAATTGATATTGCTTTCATATCATCTGTAAAATTAGGTGTCCATAAATCTAGTGTACCACCATCTTCTGGTTGCAAGTCTGGTGCTAGATTTACAATAATAGTATATGTGTTGCCCACTTCAGCAGTAGGATAAACTTTATTAGTGCTATCACAATATACATCAATGTAAGAATCAACAAGGTCAATACCAGGGTTTACTTGTTCCCAAAGGTCTCTAACCCAATCTTCATCTAAGTAAATTTTTTGACCATCTTTTAAAACAGCATTTTCATAATATCTTTTGATATCCTTTTTAGGTATTGTATCATCTGTATGTCGTATGACTTGATGATAGTCGCCACCTGTTAAAGCATCAGCACTTACTGTAAAAACTTTACCAGTTTTAGTATCTGTAATCTCAAACTTACTAGGTTGCTCTGGGTCACCTATTGATTCAATACCAAATTTACTTTCGTTTACTTCAATACCTGAATCTTCTAGAGAAGTCTTATCGCCTTCGACCACACTTCCCATATCAACTATTTTCGTCATGTTTTGTCTCCTGTTCTTCCTCTTCTTCAAATAGAATCATGGTAATTAAACTATAAATTGCCATGTCCATTAAGGTATCTTTAATACCCTCTTCTTTAAATTTAAATTCACCTTTCTTAATGAAATTACTTATACGAGCATACTTATCACCCATACGAACAACAGAACCTTTCCAAGCAGAAATACCTGATAATTCTGATAATCGAAAGTTAGCAAAGATATCTTCATTTGCACCATAATCATGCCGTTTCTTATCATGTAATTCTTTTATTACATTTAAAATTTCATAAAATCTTTTACTCTGTTTATTCATATCACTCATTATATTTTTCCTAGTGTTAGGTGTTTAACCACACCTCCTTGATTTTCCCATTGTCTATATTTGTTTTGATGGTCACAAACTTTTTGTGCTTCATCTTCAAATTCAGATTCAGTAATGATACTACCAGTTGGTCTTTCAATACACAACCAGCGAACTTTATCTTTTATCTTAACGAGTTTTGTCTCGTAAGAAATTTTATGTTTCTTTGTAACTCTTTTTTTCATGTTTACTTGTTTATAGGATTACCATAATCATCTTCAGCTTTAGGTTCAGCTTTAGGTTCTTCAACTTCAGCAGAAGCTGGTACATTGTCTTGAATATACTTTGCGTGATGAGCAACGATAATCTTAGCATTTTGTATATCTGCATTTAGATTATTAACTTGCTTTTGATAATTACTTACCTGTATGATAGCATTCTTTATTTCAGTAGTGAATTTAGATTCATCATACCATTTATCATTTAGTTTTATAGCCATTTGTTTTCTCCTTTTGGTTATACTTTAAAATCTGAGAACTGTCCCAGTTTTTTAAATTTATCATTAGATGATAATGTCTCTTGACCACTATCAACTAAATCAGTTTGTGCGTTTTGTTCTACATCATAGAAACGCATTTTAGACCTATCGACACCAAGTATAAACTTTCTATTTACAGTTGGGTCGTTATATCTATTCTTTAATTGTTTGACCATTATCTGGTTCTTTTCTTCTAGTTCTTCACTACTAATTAAAGCAAACATAAAGTCTGCTGTTGCAGGAAGACCAAAACTTTCTGAGGTGTCTTCTAGACCTACATCACTACTTACAAAACCACCTCTTGTCGTTTGAGTAGCAGAGAAGATAGGAATATCATATTCGACAGCAAGACCTCTTAATTCTTCAGCGATTGCTTTAATCATTGTATAACTATTTACATTTGCACCAGACTTAAATCTAGATGAAGTACAGATATTTAAATAATCAACAAATACAATATCAGGTTTAAAAGATTTCTTTAATGCTAATTCACTAAGCAAGTTTTTGAAATGACCTGTGTGAGCAGTAGCAGTAGGATATTCTTTGATAATTAATTGACCTGTTGTTTTCTTTTGTAACTTATTAATCTTTGTTTCATACATCTTATAAGGTAATTCTTCTAAATCACTCATGCCAACATTCAATAAGTTTGCGTCTATTCTTTCAGCAATACGTTCTTCAGCCATCTCTAAAGTTACATACAATACATTCTTACCTTGTAATAAAACAGATGAAGCAAGGTGTGTCATAAACATGGTCTTACCTACACCAGTACCTGCAAGACAAATGTTCAAAGTCTTACTTGGGATACCACCTCTTGTAATCTTATTAAAAAACTCTAGGTCTAATTCTAGTCTTTCTTCTTTTCTATTGTAATACTCATATCGTTCTTTTGACTCAAGTAAATAATCATGACCGACTTTCTGGTCAAAAGATACTGAAAGAGCATTTGATAATAACTCTGGAAGATATTCTGGCGTATGGTTCTTATCTTTACCATCTATGATTTGTATGCCATTTAAAACTGCATTGTGAATAGAACGGTCTTTACAAAACTTTTCTGTTGTCTCAACTAACCATTCTAGATTAACTGGTTCAGGATTTAGAGTAGATAATATATCAGTAACTTGTTTATACTCATCTTCATTAATAGATTTATTAGCATTAATTTCTATTGATAAGGATTCTTTTGTAGGAAGATTATTATACTTATTAACAAACTTATAGATTTCTGTAAACAATACTTTTTCTAATCTATCACTAAAATATTCTTCTTTAATAAAAGGTAGAACTTTTCTACAATATTGCTCATTGTGAATTAAGTTTCTAATTGCTGTTCTTTCAATTCTTTCCATTAACTTCCTTCTTTCAATTGTTCACTAAACCAACTTCCAGATAATTGCTCATCAAGCAATACAACTAGAACATCACCAATATGATTTATAAACTCTTGACTATCTGTATCAGCCATAATGTTGTTTTCAATAACAGTATAATCGAACACCATAGGCAAAGCACCATCTGGTGTCTTTTCTTCTTCTGGTCTAAAACCTACATTACCATATTTAAGAACTATACTTGCATATGGTCCACTAATTAATTTAATTGCTGTAAAGTCTTCTCCTGGCTTTTCAACAAAGACATAATCTTCTCGGTGTTTAGGACTGGTCGTCTGGTGTGTCGGTGGTATCTTCTTCTTCAATTACATCTCCATATTTAAATTCTTTAGTACAAACGTCATCTAACTTTTCTAGTATCTCTGGTGTAAAATACTTTTCAGGATTATTATTGATTGTTTTACCAAATGTTTTACTACCATCTGGCAACTCTACCCTTGTTGATACTGATTTAAATATACCATGTTTCAATGCTAAATCTAGCAATCCATAATATCTATCTAAACCTTTATCATAAGTTAAGCGAACATCTACTACTTTATTTTCTTTTGTTAATCTAGATTTATAATTTTTACAATGTATGATATTACCAATAACTTCTGTCCCATCTTTTTCTTTTCTTTTTGATAGATAGACAATTGAACTAGCAGCATATTTCAAACCAGAACCACCACCCATTTCTTTTGTTGGGAACATGCTACCGACAACATCATAAGTATGATTTGTTATGATAAGAGGAACTTTTGCCTTACCTAACTTTAATGTTAATACTCTAAAGGCAGCTTTAACAATCTGTGCCCTTGTCATATCTCTAGTTTCTTTACCTGCCTGTGTATCTTCCATTTCTTTAGTTGTTGATAACATGCCTAGAGAATCTAATACAAGTAACAATGGTTTTTGTTCTGACTTATCTTGAGCAATATATTTGTCTAATACTGTAATTGCCTGATGCCTAAACTCTTGAACAGTAGTAACTGGCATTACAACCATACGCATACTATCAATATCTCTTTCTTCTATAATCTCTTTTGTAACTGCTGATTCTGATTCAAAAAATATAACACCACCATCTGGATTCTGGTCGAGAAAGTTTTTACACATACCTAATACAAAGAAGGTTTTACCTGTGGCACTTTCACCTGCAATAGCAGTTATCTTGTTTGATGGTAGACCTTTGTTTATACTACCACCTAGTAGTGCATTGAATATATAAGAACCTGTATCAATAAAATCTGTTACATCACCTGACGCACCGTCTGATACTAAACTAGCATATTCATTACCAGTTTCTTTAATTACGTCTTT